CCCCGCACTCGCGCGCGGCTTCGGTAACGCGTTTATCTCGGGCGATTGGCCGCAAAATTATGAGGCGCAGGTTCGCGCCGCCTATCTGCATAACGCCGTAGCGCAGCGCGCGGTGCGACTGATTGCTGAGGGCGTGGCTGCGGTGCCGATCAATGTGCCCTCGGGCGATGCGGCGGCGCTCAAGCTTGTTGAGGCGACCAGCGCGGGGCAGGTGCTGCTAGAGGCGGTGACGGTTCATCTGCTGCTGCATGGCAACGCCTTTATCCAGTTTCTTGGCGATGGGCAGGGCGGGCTGGCTGAATTGTTCGCGTTGCGCCCCGAGCGCGTCACGGTCGAGCTTGATGCGCGCGGCTGGCCGCTCGCCTATCGCTATCGCGTCAACGATGTGCTGACGCGCATCCGCCGTTTTGACAGCCGGGGGCATCCGGGGCTGGTGCACATCAAAGGGATGAACCCGCTCGATGACCATTACGGGCTGGGGAGTCTGGGCGCGGCATCGGGCGCGATCGCGATTCATAACGCGGCAACCAAATGGAATAAGACCTTATTGGATAACGCCGCGCGGCCTTCCGGTGCGCTGGTTTATGATCCGGGTGAGGCGGGCGCGACGCTCTCAACCGAGCAGTTCGATCGGCTCCGTGCTGAGGTTGATGCGCATTTCGCCGGGCCGGGCGCGGCAGGGCGGCCCTTGCTGCTTGAAGGCGGACTCAAATGGCAGCCGTTGTCGCTTTCGCCGGTTGATATGGATTTCATCAACCTCAAGGCCGCCAGTGCGCGCGATATTGCGCTCGCCTTTGGGGTGCCGCCGGCGCTCATCGGGCTGCCAGGCGATGCGACCTACAGCAATTATCGCGAGGCGACGCGCGCCTTGTGGCGGATGACGATCATCCCGCTCGCGCAGAAAATTCACGATGCGCTCGCCGAGGGGATGCGCGCCTGGTTCCCCGATCTCGCGTTCAGCGTCGATCTCGATGGCATTTCGGCGCTCGCGGATGATCGGGAGAAGCTCTGGCAACAGGTGTCGAACGCGAGCTTCCTCACCGATGACGAAAAGCGCGCGATGCTGGGATTGGTGCCAAGCTCGCCCGAACTCACTGAAAATGTTGCGGAGACTGAATTATGAGCGATTCCAATATCCTAGCCCATTTGATCCATCAGGCCGAGGCGGCTGGCGGCGACATCAGCACGCTGAAAGCGATGGTTGAAGAAGCGAGCGAGGCGGGCGCGCATCGTGCGATGGCCACAATCGGCTTGGCCGACGAAGCCGCGCGCAAGGACATGGACGAGTTGCGCCAATTGCTCGCCGCGTGGCGCGATGCGAAGGCTTCGGCGCGGCGCGCGTTGATCGAGTGGGTGGTGCGCATTCTGCTGGCGCTGCTGCTCATCGGTCTCGCGGTGCGCCACGGCCTCATCGCCGAGGTGGTGCGCGGATGAGTGCGGTTCTGGAGCTAAAAGCTACCCGCTTCGCGGGCTATGCCGCGATTTTCGATAAGCCCGATTCGAGTGGCGATATTGTTCGGAAGGGCGCGTTTGCGCGCGCGGTGGCGGCGGGGAGCGATGGCTTGCCGCTGCTCTGGCAGCATGACGCGACCAAGCCGATTGGCGTGATCGAAAGTCTCGCAGAGGATGAACGCGGGCTGCGAGTCATCGCGCGGCTCAATGATCAAGCTGCGGTGGCGAAAGAGGCGGCGTCGTTGCTCAAGGAGCGCGCCGTTGATGGCCTGTCATTTGGCTACCGTGTGCGTCAGGCCGTCAGCGGCACCAACCGCCAACTTACCGATCTGGATCTTGTCGAGGTCAGCCTCGTCACCTTCCCGATGCAACCACTCGCCCGCGTTCACGCGGTGGAGACCAACCCAAATGGAGAATGAAATGGATTATGAAGTGAAAGCCGATGCGCTGGAGGCGAGTTTTGACAGCGTTGATCATCCGGCATCTGGCGCGGCACAGCCACGCACGGTACCCGTCGACCGCCCGCTGCTGAGTGGCGCGAAAGCTGAAGAAAACCCACAGCATAAGGCGTTTGTGAACGACTATCTGCGCAAGGGTCGTGAGGCCGGGGTGCAGTTAAAGAGCCTTGATGGTGCGACGCCCGGTGACGGCGGCTATGCCATTCCGCGCGAAATTGATGCGTCGATTGAGTTCACGCTCAAGGCCATTTCACCGATTCGCCAAATTGCCAATGTGGTTAGTGTTGGCTCGGCGGGCTATCGCAAACTCGTCACGCTCGGCAACACCAACTCGGGCTGGGCGGGCGAAGTGGCGTTGCGCACCGACACGAGCACCGCGACGTTCAACGAAGTCGTGCCACCGATGGGCGATCTCTATGCCAACCCTGCCGCGACGCAGGCAATGCTCGACGATTCGTTTTTCGACGTTGAGACTTGGCTGGCCGACGAGATTGCGCGCGAATTTGCGCGGGCCGAAGGTGCGGCCTTTGTCAACGGAACTGGCGTTAATCAGCCGAGCGGCTTCCTCAATGCGCCCACGGCCACCACGAGCGATGCGGTGCGTCCATTCGGCACGCTGCAATATACCGCAACGGGCACCGATGCGGCCTTCCCCGCGACACAGCCCGAGAATATGCTGATGGATGTCGTGCAATCGCTGCGCGCGCCGTATCGGCAGGGCGCGGTATGGGTGATGAATTCGGCGACGATGACCAAAATTCGCAAGTTCCGCACCGCCGATGGTGATTTGCTGTGGCAGCCAAGCCTGAGCGACGCGCGCCCCGACATGTTGCTCGGCTATCCGGTGATTGATGCCGAGGATATGCCCGACGTCGCTTCGGGAAGCTTCTCGATGGCGTTTGGCAATTTCAAAGCGGGCTATCTGATCGCCGAACGCCAACAAACGAGCATATTGCGGGATCCGTATAGCGCCAAGCCATTCGTGCATTTTTATGCGCACAAGCGCATCGGCGGCATTGTCAGCAATTCGGAAGCGATCAAGCTGATCAAGTTCGCGGTGAGCTAAGTGTAAGGCGTCGCCCCGGCGCAGGCCGGGGCCTCGTCCCGCGAAGAGGTTCCGGCTTCCACCGGAACGACGTTTTTCATCGGAACGAAATCATGCAAACTTACACATTCGCGCGCGGTGAAGATGTCGCTGTCGCGCTCGACGCCGTGAGTGGCGACATGAGCATCGTGTCATCAATCAGCGCCGCGCTCAAAGCCATTCCGGCGGGCCGTGCGGTTCTGCCCGATGCGGCACCGGTTGCGGCCAGCTTCACCATTAGTCCGCGCGCGGCAAGCGGCGATGTTCCACCGGGCTGGACGTTGTTGATTCCGGCCGCACTCTCGGCAGCATTGCCCGCAGGCAATTATGTTGCGGATGCGCGGCTCAACGTTGCGGGCGGCACGACGCTCACCAGCCAAATCGGCATCCGGCTGCGCGAGGCGGTGACATCATGAGCGCCCTCATCGTGCAATGGCGTCGCGATGCGACGGTGGAAGAATATCCGCCCAGCGCTGTCGCCACGGTCATCGGCCCACCGGGTCTGCCAGGGTCGCCCGGTGCGCCGGGGCTGCAAGGCAATCCAGGGCCAAAGGGTGATCCGGGGCCGCCCGGCATTCCAGGGCCAGCGCCCACCGATTTTGACGGTGGCATAATCTAAGAAGGAGTAAAACATGGCTATCAAGTTCAAACGACGCAATACAGGCGGCGCGCTCGTCATCGGCACCGCCCCACTCACCACGGGCGCGGGCGGCATCCAATCGGGCGAGCCGGTCTATGACGCACAGAGCGATATTCTCTATATTGGCAAGGGCGATGACGGCGCGGGCAACTCAACCGCGATTTCAAAGGTTGGCGGCGGCGGAGCCTTTCTCGCAACGGCGCTGCTCGCGGCGGCTTCGGGTGTGGCGTCGCTTGATGCGAGCGGCAAGCTCCCGGCAGCGCAACTCCCCGCAAGCATCACCGGCGCGATGGTGTATCAAGGCGTGTGGAACGCCAGCACAAACGCGCCCGCGCTCGCCTCGGGGGTCGGCACCAAGGGCTATTTTTACAAGGTCTCGGTAGCGGGATCGACAGCGATTGACGGCACATCTGCGTGGAATGTCGGCGATGTCATCGCGTTCGATGGCACGACATGGGACAAGATAGATGGCCCTGCCGAAGCGGTGACCACCGTTGCGGGCCGCACGGGTGCTGTCGTGCTGACCACCGCAGATGTCGGCGGGTTTGCGGCGGCAGCGGCAGCGGCAGCTCCGGTGCAGACGGTGGCGGGACGCTCTGGCGCGGTTGTGCTGGCGGTGGCCGATGTGAGTGGAGCCGCGCCGCTCGCTTCGCCCGCGCTCACCGGCACCCCGACGGTGCCCACGGCGGTTGCGGGCACAAATACGACGCAGGCGGCGTCCACCGCCTTTGTTGCGGCGGCGCTCACGGCGTTCGCACCCACGGGCATTGATGGCGGAGCAATCTGATGACCGCATGGACACTTCCCATGCAAAACTATCGCTCGGTGACGGGGGGGGTGCGCCCCCCGTCGCTGGTGGCGGGACAATTGTTCCTCAACCAAGCCGATGGCGTGTTGTGCTGGCCCAATGCGAGTGGCGTGGTGCAAACCACTTCGCTCAATGAACAAACGGGGATGAACATCGCCCCCGCCAAACCGGCATCGGGCTATATGGCGAGCGGCTATGTGGCGCTCGCCAAGCGTGAGATGCTCGGGGTCATGGGATCGGCCACCGCGCTCACCCCGCTGCAACCACTATTATCGTCTACCACCCTCAAATATTGGGAGGGCAACGACGCCAACGGCACCCAACTCACCAATGATACGGCGATGACACTGCTCGGCACCGGCACCGTGCGCAACGCCAATGCCGACAGCATCTATACACGGTTTCCGCGTTTGGGAGCGGTATCGTCGGCGACGGCAGGATCATTGGCGGGGTGGTATCTGGCACATTTGTGCTGGTTTTTGGGAAATGGCTCGCTTGGCGGCTTCCACGCGACATGGGTGGCGGGGTGTTCGGATGCTGCCACCGTATCCGGTGCGCGCCAGTTTTGGGGAATGCGCACCGTCATCAGCGCACCCACCAATGTCGAGCCGTCCACACTCACCAATGTCATCGGCATGGGGCATGGTGCAGCGGACACCAACATGATGCTGTATTGCGCGGGGTCTGCGGCGCAAACGCCGATCAATCTGGGCGCGAATTTCCCGATCAACACATTGAGCGCGGACATGTATCGGTTGACGGTCTGGGCGGCGAAGGATGGCTCGATCAACTATCAGGTTGATCGGTTCACCGGCACGGGCGCAACGCAGCCTGCGTTCAGCGCTTCGGGCACTTTCCCCAACGCGACCCCCGGCACCACCGCACCCGCCACCACAACAGCGATCACGCCGTGCCTGTGGCGCAGCAACAACGCCACTGCGCTTGCCGTGGGGCTCGATCTGCGCGCGGTGTGCATCATGAGCGATTTGGCGTGAGTACGGACACATGATTGACGCGACATATCAAGGGCCGACCGCACCCGCGGGTGCGCCCGCGCCGGTCGACGCGGCGCTGCAACATGACCACTGCGCTTGCGTTGGATCCCGATCCCACCAGCGTCGTTATTCAGACCGATAGCGTCTGACCCCTCTCAGAGAAAGGAACGCCCATGTTGATGCGCGATCCCGTGCCGCTTCCCGATGATGCGGTAGAAGATGTTAAAGCCTATTTGCGGATTGACACAGCCGACGAGGATGCGCTGCTCGCCAGTCTGATCTCCGCGGCGGTGGGCCGCGCCGAGAGCTTTTGCGGGCAGATGCTCATCATCCGCACTGTCAGCGAGCGGCTCAGCGCGCGGCGCGATTGGCAAAAACTTGGCGCGCTCCCCATCGTCTCTATCGCGCAGGTCAATTCTGTCGCGGCGGGAGTGGCGAGCCCGCTCAGTCCGGCGCAGTTCGGTATTGATATTGATGCCGAAGGGCGCGGTTGGGTGCGGGTGATCGACCCCAATGTGCGCGGCACGATCACCGTGTTGTATTCTGCGGGACTCGCGAGCGGGTGGGACAGTCTGCCCGAGACGATCCGTCAGGCGATGATCCGGCTCGTCGCCTATCTCTACACCAGCCGCGATGCGGCCGTGGATGCGGGCCCGCCGGCTGCGGTCGCGGCCTTGCTGCGCCCCTATCGCCAGTTGAGGCTGACATGAGCGCGGCGGCTGAATTTGCAGGCGGGCTCAAAGAGCGCGTCACGATCGAATATCAGGCACCTGGCACCGATGCCCTCGGAATCGCCAATGGCGCGTGGCAAACGCGTGGCTGTGTTTGGGCATCGCTCGTGCCCTCAACGACCGACGGCGCGGCCTATGCGGGTGACGCAATGTCCGCCGCGCAGCGCTATCATGTGACAGTGCGCCGCCGTGCTGATGTGCGCGTGGGTGATCGGCTGATCTGGCGCGGGCGCGCACTCATCGTGCTCAACTTGGCGCACGATCCTGCACAGCCTGACCGAATGACCTTCCTCGTGGAGCAAATGCGATGAGCGATCCGATCTTTGACTATGGCAGCGCGCTGACTGATGAGCGCGTGGCGGCGGCGGTCGGCCTGTTGGCTGACGCATTGCCCAATGATTTGCCCTCCGATGTCATTCTGACCGCCGACGGCAGCGATCTGGTGCTGAGCGGCGAAAATCTTGTCGCGCGCTATGCCAGTGATGTGCGGCTGAATGGCATCGGCATGACGGCGCAGGCGGTGCTGGCATGAGCGGCGCGGTTGCGGCGGTGCAAGCTGCGCTTCTCGCGGCGCTCAAGGCGCATCCCGTGCTCTCCACGCGGGTGACGGGACTATATGATGGCCCGCCGCCGCGCGCAGCGTATCCATATATCGTCGTGTCGGACAGCGTGGCGATTGATTTCAGCTCCAAGACCGCGCGTGGGCGCGACATCAGCCTCGTTGTCACGCTGTGGGATGAGGCGCGTGGCCCGCATATGATGCACGATACCATGAGCCTGATTGAAGACGCTGTGCAGGCTATCCCCACCGCGCTCGGCGGCTGGCAGGTGGCCTCACTCAACTTTGTCCGTTCGCGCTTGTTGCGCACTGCGTCCGGCCCGTGGAGCGGGCTGGTGGAGCATCGCGTGCGCGTCATCGAACTTCCCAACGCATAGGAGACTCACATGACCGTTGAAAAAGGTTCCGCCTTTCTGCTCAAGATTGGCGATGGGGCGACGCCGCCCAATTTCACTACCGTTGCCGGCCTGCGCACCACGCAGCTCAGCATCAAAGGCGAAACCGTGGTGATCAGCACCAAAGATTCGGCCGGCTGGCGCGATTTGCTCTCGGGCGCGGGTTTGCGCTCAGTCTCGGTTGCCGCTGCAGGGGTGTTCATGGGCAGCGCGGCGGAAGCGCAGATCATGGCCAATGCGCTTTCGGGTGTGCTCGCTACCTATCAACTCAGCTTCCAAAGCGGCGGGACGATGACAGGGCAATTCCTTGTCAGCAAGCTCGATTATGCGGGCGATTTCCAGAATGAGCGCAGCTATACCATCGCGCTTGAGAGCTCGGGCGCTGTGGTGGTGTCATGAGTGTGGAGTCTGCCCATGCCGTGCCTAATGCTGCGCGCGGCGAGGCCAGCGTGCGGGTGGGCGGCGCTGACCTTATCCTTCGCCCTAGTTTCGCGGCATTATGTGCGGCAGAAAAGGAGCTCGGCAGCTTGTTTGAGCTTGTCGAACGCGCGGTTGCGGCCAAGCTGCATCTGCACGAGATCGTCGCGCTGTTCTGGCATTGCTGCGTCGAGCGGCCAGAGGAACTGACGCGCGAAGCTTTAGGCGAAGCGATGACGGCGACCGGCCTGGCCAAACTCACGCCGGACTTGCGCGTGCTGCTCGGGCAGATTTTGCAGGGGCGGTGAATGTTAGGCCCTCCCTTTGTGGGAGAGGGAGTTGATAATTCCGTTCGTCCTGAGCCTGTCGAAGCCTGTCCTGAGCGGCTGACGCAGGCAGCCAGCCGAAGGGGACTGCCCTTCTCGTCCACCGTTATGAGTAGTGCGGCCCTTCGACAAGCTCAGGGCAAACGGCGACTTAAGGATCGGTCCATGTTCACCCCCAAAGCCACCCGCCTCGCAGGGCTGGCGGGCGCGATTCTTGGCTGGCGGCCGGCGGAATTCTGGGCGGCGACGCCTGCCGAACTGGCCAGCATCGTTGATGCGCTCAACGCGCGCGCGCCGCAGAACACGCCCCCAAATCGCGCCGATATAAACGCACTCATGGAGATGTTTCCCGATGAATGAAGTCATTGACAGCCTTGTTGTGCAGGTGCGCGGCGATACGCAGGCCTTTGCGAGCGATGTCGCGGACATGCGCGCCCAACTCGATGGGCCGCTCGCCACGAGCATCGATGCGGCAGGCACCAAGATTGAAACGAGCCTCGCCAAAGCGATTGCCACGGGCAATCTCAGCTTCAAATCGCTTGAGGCGACGGCGCTTTCGGCGCTCGCGAACATCGCGACGGCGGCGGTCAAGCTCGGGCTTGATAGCCTGTTCAGCGGCGGCGGCTCATCGAGCGGCGGTGGTGATCTAGCAAGCGGGTTGGCGTCGGTGGTCAGTTCATTGTTCGGGGCACCGGGACGCGCTACGGGTGGCCCAGTCTCGCCGGGGCAACCCTATATGGTCGGCGAGAATGGGCCCGAGTTGTTTGTGCCGACGTCTGCTGGGTCAATTGCGGCAAATGGCGGTGGCGGATCAAACGCACGTGACGTGCGCATCTCGCTCAACGTCAATGCCCCCGTTGGCACCGCCCCTAACGTGCTGGCGCAAAGTTCGCGCCAAGTCGCGCGTGCGGTGCGCAACGCCTTACTGCAGGAGTATTGAGATGGGCTGGTGGTTGG